ATTTAAAGAACGTCTTGCAGTTTGCAAATCGTATCCACTACGTACTTGCAAACCACAACGTTCATAAGCTTCTTCAGCGATATCATCTATCGATAGATCGAAACTAGCTGTTGATGCGTAAGTTGGCATTTATCTTACTCTTCCGCCAGCTCTTTTCTTCATCATTTTGCCTCCGCCAGCTCTCTTCTTCATGCTTCCGCCGCCAGCACGTTTTTTCATCATGCCACCGTTAGCTCTTTTCATCATCATGCTTCCGCCGCCAGCTCTTTTTTTCATGCTGCCACCGTTAGCTCTTTTTTTGATTTTGCCGCCATTAGCTTTTTTCTTGACCATGTTTCCACCGCCAGCACGTTTTTTAACTTTGCCGCCGTCCATCATGCCCATGCCCATAGCTTTTCTAGGAGAGACTGCGTTCATAGAGCCTCCACCCATACGCTTGGTTACTTTTTTCTTAGAGTTTTTCTTTACTCTTTTTGATTTCTTTTTTACTGCCATAGGTACCTCCAAACAGTTTGTTATACTTTTCGTATCGCGATTTCACTACCTCATTGTAGTAATTTTTAGGCCACCTTTTATAGTAGCCCATCCTGTGTAGTTTATCAGAAGCTTCCTGTAATTGCGAGAACTTTTGCACTAACATCATTGAGTAAGAATACATGGGATACGAAACAGAATCGTCATGGTCCTTACCAGGATTAACTAAAAACTCTTGATCCTCAACTGTGGCTGGGTCGTCGGGATGAAAACTCATAAAATACAAATCTTTTAGATTGTAAAAAGTGTTATATGCCTCTGTGACGAGACCTAAATCTTCAGGAGAATAACTATGATAAAGATCACAAAATATTAATATTTCATGTTTATCCCAATTAAAAGAATCTAAAATACTGTTTAATGTTTTTTTATACCAAGATCTTTTTGGCTTTAGTTCTACTCTAACTTTTTTTAGTTTCCAGGTGCTTTTAGCAAAAGGACATGCAGGCATGCCACCTAAATGCTCGTTGCGCACTTCTAAAAAATGCTCAGACCAATTACGTACGTCTTGTTTTATTTCTTTTTTAGAATACACCTTTGAAATCAAAGCCTCTTTGGGCCGCTCCTGCTCTTCTTTCTATTAAACCACCCATAGCCTTTTTTGCAAAAGTTTTTACATTGGTAGGTTTACCTCCAACTCCTTGTGCTCTACTTCTTTTTCTTTTTACTGCTGATCGTCTTTGACTCTCTGTCATTCTTGCTGCTTTTGCAGCAGGCACACATTTTGGATACTTTCTTTTTCTATCGGCTTTTAATTTAGACCGACCACATTTCTTAAAACCGCCGCCTTTTTTCTTAGCGCCGATGTCAACCCAGTTTTGTTCGAACCACTTTTTGAGTCCCATTATCCAAACTTAGTTTTTTTTCTTCTATCTCCTCTGACAGCACCACACCCTCTTGCAATACCACCATTATTAAATTTAGAAACTTTTTTTCTATCTTGAGATATCTTGTTAAAATCTACTATCTCTCCACCACCAGCTTTACCTGCTGGTTTAGGTCCTCTAAAATCTTTTCTCTTTACACCGCTAGGATCTTTAATTTTACCTGCACATATTTTTGATGCATAAGCATTTGCATACGCACTAGGATAAACTTTAAATTTACGCTTAGCTGCTGCTTTACCTCTAGGACATAATTTTGTCATCTGACTCTACCACCTCTTTTAAAACCCCTACCTGCAGGGCCTTTAGTTGTTCCAGTTTTCTTCTTAATAATTTTTGAAATATCTTTAATTTCACTTATTATATTAGTTGGGTTTAAGAAATTGCTTAGGGTTAATCTTCTAGTTTTAAAATCTTTAATTAATTGTCTTGCAGTTTTATTTTCATCAACCATTATTTCTTCCTCGCTGTTTGTTTTGCTCTCGCAAAGTTAGCTGCGGTAGGTGCACCCTTTGCACCTTTCTTGCGCATTTTTTCACCACGCTTTCTTTTAGCATGAATGTTAGCATATAAACCTTTTCTCATCCTTGCCCCCTATATTTTACGTGTTGGCGTCTTTTGTTTTTGTTCTTCGGCCTACTGCGTGAAGAACGGCCTATACTAGTCCTTTTTTTAACTGGTGTAAAGTATTCGTTAGAAGGTGTTTTAGCCATTTCACATCTGTGATAAAGGGTTCTCTAATGCTAGTTTTATCCTTTTCTCTACCTTTTCTTCTAGCTCAGTCATGGCTGATTCCAACTTATCCGTTAATCGTGCCATGTCATCCTGAATGTCCTTCGTGGTATCTCTTAACTCCTGGTTGGTTTCTCTCGAATCTTCTTTAACTAATTGTTCAACATCATTTACTATTTTTTCAACTCGTCTTACATCTTGACGAAGGTCGTTTTTCAGTTCATTAGCAACATCACTCACCAAACGTATTTCAGACATAATCATCTCCATCTCCTGAATAATCATATTTACCTCTGTCTGTATTAGGTCAGTCTTGCTGTCCATCTCTTTTTTTGTAAGAGCAATCTCTTTGTCAAACCCAGAGAGGTCTGGAGCAACATATTCTTGTATCTGCTCCTTCATTGTTAAATAATCTTTGTAAAATTCAAAGCCTGCCCATAGCCCACCACCTAGTGTGGTTAAAGCAGTTAGTATAACAAATATACGTCCGCCTTTGAACTTAACACCCGCAAACTCAACCTCTGCCATTGCTATTCCGAACCCGTCTGCCATTGTTGCATAATCATTTCATCCATCATAACATTACTACCACCAAATAGAAACCATTGAGCTGTATTATTGTTTTGTAGTTCTGCATCTGGTATCATATAGTCTGTAAAAAAATCCATTCTATCTTCAAGCTGTTTTTGTGAATCAAAGAAAGTTTTTGTATCACCTAACACTTGCATCACAATCAAAGTTTTTAACTGATTTGTTGAATCATATCTACCTTTATCGCCCATCTTCTTAACTATTTTTTTAGCAGCTTTTTCTTTTTTGGATTCTGGTTTTTTTACGGGTTCCTTATCGGTTTCACCCTTATCTTCTGGTTCATCCATATCCTCTGGTTGCTCTTCATTCTCTTCAACCTCTGAAACGCTTTCTTTCTCCTCTGACTCGTCCGCCACATCTTCAGTATTTTCTTCAGCAGGTTCTTCCATGGGTTCTGGCTCAGCTTCAGGTTCTTGTTCTGGCTCATTTATTGGCTCCTCCATTTCTGGTTCACTTTCAATTTCAGGCTCTACTGTATCTGGTTCTGGCGCAACTTCAATCTCTTCTGTTATTTCTGGCTCTGGTGCTGGCATTTCTAGTTCTAGCTCCATCTCCATTTCCATTTCAATTTCAACAACAGCTACCTCCATTTCAGGCATTTCTATGTCCATTTCAGGAAGTTCCATCTCAAAATCCATCTCAAAACTAGGCATCTCCATTTCCATCTCCACAGTCTCATACGATACCTCCATGTCTGGTTCTTCAAACTCTGGCTCAAAAAACATATCATCACCTGGCGAATCAGGCACAACAATATCATTATGATCAAAGATGTTTTCTACAATATCTATAACTTCTGTTTCTGTGCTACCACCATAAGCTACCCACATCTCAACTGACGTAATTGATTGTGTCACTATTGTGGACACGACGTTGTATAAGACATTTACGGTAACATCATCAAATAGCGGTCCAATTGCAAGGTTGATATCACGTCCACCTACTTCTATTACAATCTTTGTTATTGTACCTGTAAAATCAAAACCACCTGTGTATTCTTGATAGCCACTAGTTACACCTGATTCCGATAAGATATCTGTGCCAGAAAATACGCTTGTATTGCCGTTTTTTCCTGTGATGTGCATGTAAATACGGTCTTGTGCGTCTCTCTTATCGACTTTTATAGAATAGTTCGTTCTACCCCCATTTTCGATGTCTAATTCAGATATATCGACAGT